ACCGATAACTTTTGTCACCCCCGGGGGTGACAGGCAAGGCAAGAGAGATGACCAAGGAAAGAACTATCAGAAAAAGTGCGAAAGATTCTTGACAGTCCCGAATCCGCAGAAGGCCATCGCCCCAGCGGACAGGTTTCCTCCGGCACACGGGCCTTGGCGGGGAGAAAGCAGCCGCACCGCTTACAAAATAGTTTTTTGCTGGTAAAAAAACTCTCTTTACAACTATGACAGATTCTGATTCTTTCGTCCGTAAACTCATACTTGACGTTAAACGCAAGATTCTTGTATCCCACAACGATATTTTTAATTTTATTGCAGCAATTCATGAGACCTCTTGACCTTGCCGACTATTCCACTAATTCCCAATAACTTGCATTAGGCGGTTCTTTATTGATATGGCCATTGGTGCATTTATAAAAACACCCCCCATGATATACACAATCCCCAGTGACATAATTCACAGCAGAATCCCACGCTTGATAATCACAATCCGCCGGAACCCAAGATTTATTTACAGTATAAGACCTGTCAATATAGCCCGTTCCCCATATAAACGTCTCTGTCTCCCAACTCTTAGAACTTTGCTTCACAATAGAACAAGAAGGATAATGCGGTTCAATAGAATCAAGCCAACTACCACCCCAAGGTATCCAAAATGAACTACTGGCAACTGGAACTTTCGGCCCCCAAAGCCAGCCCACAGAAACTATCGGAGGGTTTCCAGTATTTGCCGTATAAAATCCAGTACAATACTCAAATTCATCTGAACCCGCCTCTTTTGTCCTAAGAGCCAAAATTACAACGATTTCAGACTCCCTGTTTGTCCAAGTATTAGTAGTGCTATTCCAATTTTGTGTGCTGACAGTGCAAATGCCCGTATAAAAACAAAAATCAGAATACCCTGCTGTTCGTTCCAATTCAAAACGTTGAGACGGAACACGACATATATAAGTATAGCCAGTGGCCCTATATACCTCAGTCATCTCCCCTGCAACAGTCATATAATACTTTTTGGGGACTTTATTTATTCCACCAAAGGGGCCGTATTGCCATCTTCCCTCGCTGCATGAACCATAAAAAGCCCACCATGCACTGGGCGGCCACACCGCAGGTTCATGTCCTTTGTTATCATCTACTCTACTATAATACTTTCGACCATCGCTATGCGACACACAATCGTACTTTTTATACGTATTTGATGCCTCCCAAGGATCGGGAGACGGATCGACAAAACAACAGCAAAAATCATCATTATACAAGGAGGAGCAGCAGGACGTGCAAACCTTGCCGTCTTTGGTCAGCACCCTCAGATATGATGTATCAAAGCCGATTTCTGCCATTAGGAGCAATCCATACTTGCGTTAAACACAGTGGTACAGTACCAGCGATACGAAGTACTGCCGCCGGAATAGTACGGAAGGTAGGTCACAAATAAATCGCTTCCGGCGGCCAATCTGGGCACCGCTTCGTTCAGGTTCGATCCGCCGCAGATTGTGCAATACACAGTGATTCCCGCTTCGTCTCCTGAGGACTGCGCTTCGCCGGTGTCATCGTTATATAAATTGCAGACAATCGTCGAACCTGAACCCGCATTGGCGGTTGCAACGGCGCGTCGGATTCGTCCTGCGCAACTGGCACCAAACCTTACAATTCCCCACTTGGTTCCTTTGCCCGATTCTTTTTTCAAGATATAACACGGGCCGCTGGTAGCACTGTTTAGATACCCCGTCTGCCCCGTTGCAACGTCTGCATACCTGTGTGATTCATCTGCCACATTTATTTTTGTAATACACACCCCCGCCGCCCATGCCAGCCCTATGCCGTTGCTGAGGATCGGCTCTGCGCAAATTACAAACCCACCGCCTCTGTGACTTGCGGCGGGCGTTGTCCCTTCAAGAGCCGCCTCGCTTTGAAACATCTGTAAATCAGTCGATGGATCGAAGATATAGTTGCTGATTCCAAGCACGGAAAACCGATCCACTGCCGAGCCGCTGACATTCTTGACCTTGACAAGGTTTCTCCCCTGAAGAAACATCTTGTTTTGACTCCCGGCCCCTATGTTGATCTGAGAGTTCTTATAGGCCAAGGCCGCATCTACAAAGGCGTTATACGCCGCCGCGGGAATTGCCAGTTTATCGCCTGCCTGTACTTTTTTCAGGAAGTCGGACACTCTATTGCACCCTTTACTTTACCGCTCTTTTTTTATCGTAAAAATCGGCCCCAAAGCGATTTATAAAATTCTCTTTTCCCAGATAGCGCTCCCAGCAAAGAAAACGGCCCGCCTTCTCCACCACCGCAACCCGGCTCCGATGCAAATAGCAACTATACCTGATCCCTTGCTTTGCCATTTTTTCTTGCCGTCCTACACATGCAGGTCGCTAAAATCCCCGCTCGGATAGACCTGCTCTATGTGCACGCTGTGCGGACGCTTTATCAATGACTTGGCGGTGCCATCTACGTCGTCTAAGTACTGCACCCACAGATACTCCCACCCCTTCTTTGCAATGCCCGTAATATCTCCGATTGTAATTCCCGTCCTATTCGGGCTTGCCGAGAAAACATATTCCATCTCCCAGTCGCCGCCTTTTCGCATTGACCCCGCCGCTCCTCGAAACAACACCTCGCCCGCCGCATACCCATTCCAAGAGCCGTTGTTTACCCTGCCTGTCAAGTTATAAAGCGTATTCTTGTAGGTATCGTTAATGGAGGCGGTGCCTTCGTATTTAACAATCGAAAAATTATATACAGGCACGACAATATCCACTCCATCGACGCTGTTGGCCGACACCCCAATGGCTCCCTGAAAATTCGGAGCTGTCTGGCCTGCCCTTGCATACCGCTGAATGGTGCTGATCGACTGGGTGATATGCTGCTGGCCGCCGCCTGTGTCGAACTTAAACACCGACACCCCGCTGCTTGCCTGCGAAGCAAAGAATCCGTAATACGCCTCCCCAAACCAGATTTGTGGGCCGACTGGGATAATGCGATAGGACAATCGAGGCAGCATGTCAAAGCGAGCAGGCGCAGTTGTCGCCAGCAGGCCAATCGCTGTATCGTACTGGTCCGTTCCCCGGATTACATATCGCAAGGTGGCCTTTGGGTTTTGTCCCCGCGTCACATCTCTCGATCCCTCAAACAACTCTTGGATCGTCTCACCAGCCATGGCTAATTCCTACATAAATACGCTTCCTTCGCCCACAGAATCGGCGATCTTCTGGGTATTTTTAGCCGTTGCCGCCGTTGCATCGGCAATCTTCTGCTGCAATCCTCCCGCTCCCAGCCCCGCCGCCGCCGAGCCGCTGAACGTACCCGTTGCAGTCGCTGTTTTCATGGCCTCCGAAAACGCCATGCTCGATGCCGCCGCCGCTTCCTCCATCTTTCTCCGCATCTGTTCTTGGCGGCTTAGAGTTTCCTCGCCCTTATTGTTTTGAATCGCTCTGCCAATCGCCTCTGACCACTCCTTGCGGGCCGCCGCCAACTCGTCTCCCAGTTTTGACAGTTCTTCATCTCTTGCCGTTTGGATATTCTCTTGAGACTGAATGCGCCTTTCGGCAAGGCCCGTTAAATTCTTTTCCAGTTCCTGATTTTGCCTGTTTCTTGCGGCCTGTCTTCTCTCCTCGGCGGCTCTTTTTCTTTCATTGAGATCAATGTCTATGCCCGACATGCTCTCTGAAAAGTTCTCCTGCACCGCCTTCATAAACCCTTCGCTGTCCCACCCCTTATCCGTCAGCGTTTTCATCCAGTTATACATCTTTGCAAGCGCCAGCGTCGTCCCCTCCATGGCCTTTTTCCACCACGAAATAAACACGCTCCACGCCTTTGTCGCAGCCGCCGCCGCCTCGGTCATTCCAGCCGAGATGCCATATTTGACATACTCCCACGCCGCCAATGCGCCGTAAAAAGCATCATAGGCCGCCCCCACAAAGCCAAACTTAAAGTCCACCCACTTGCGCTGCAAATAGTCGATCCCCCGCACAAACTCCATCTTGACCGTCAGCCATGCAATCTGCATCGCCGTCCCCAAGTCCCCGCTTGCATAGGCCGCCTGTATGCCCTCCCACGCTTGAATGGCATCCGATTGCAATGTCTTGAATCCAGCCGACAACGCTCCTACCGCCGCAGCCCCTCGATCTTTCATATACACAAAGGCCGCTCCCAACCCAACCGATAACGTTGCAAGCAGTCCAAGAGGATTTAGCAGCATCCCCGCCAAGGCCGTCAAGAGTTTGAACGGAACTGCAACCGCCGCGGTAATCGTCCTCAGGGCCGTAAATCCAAAGGCCGCCGCCTTGATTGCCATTCCCATCCCAATCAGAGCCATTCCGCTGCCAAGCAGAACAACCGACACCGCCGCCAAAGAACCAATCAATCCCTGATTCTTTTCCACCCAGTCGGTAATTTGTCTGGATACGTGAGCGATCACATCCAACACGACGGTCAGGGGCTTTGCAAAAGCACTCCCGACGGCAATTCCAATCCCTTCAATGGCTCCACGCAATCTCCGAAACCCGCCGCCCAGCCCGCTGTCCATGATCTTGGCGGTTCTGGCCGCCGTTCCGCCTGCGTTATCAACCGCCTGAATGAGTTCCTCAAACTGGGCCGTGGTCAGTTTGGCGCCCGCTCCGATAGCCCGCGTCCCAAACAACTCATACAGAATGCTCATCTGATCCACGTCTGACATCTTGCCAATGGCCGCCCCTATATCCCTCATAATGGCCGCCAAGTCCCTGAAATTTCCGGTTGCGTCCTTTACGGACACCCCAAGGGACTTGAGTTTTGCAAGTACCGCAGGATTCGACAGTCTCACCATAATGGTGCGTAGCGAGGTTCCGGCCATTGTCCCCTTGATTCCGAAATTGGCCAGTACCCCAAGAGACTTGGCGGAATCCTCTATACTCATTCCGAAGGCATGGGCTGTTGGAGCGACATACTTCATGGCCTCTCCAAGGTCTGACAGGGTTTGTGCGGATCGGTTGGCCGCGGCGGTCATGACATCCACCACCCGCGTCATCTGGTCTGAAGAAAGCCCAAACGAGCGCAGGGTAGAGGCCGCATACATCGTCGCCTCTGCAAGGTCAGTCCCCGTGGCCCTTGCCATATTCGCAATCGGCTCGATGGAATCGTCTATCTCCTTGACCGTAAAGCCCGCCCGCGCCAATTCCGCCATCGCAGAGGCATACTGCTTTGCGTTAAACGCCGTTGTGCTTCCCAGCAACTGGGCCTTTTTCACCAACTTCTCAAACTCCTCTCCCGCCTGTCCGGTCACCGCCCGAACGACCAGCATCTCGTCTTCAAAACTCCTGAATGTCTTGGCGGAAAGGGCAAACGGGGTCACCGCTGCCGCCCCCATTGCGGCCATTTTCATCCCAATACTTTGCAACTGGCTCCCAAAGCCCTTCAGGGCGGATTCGGCCTGCCTGATCCCCGCCATAAAGCGGCTGCTGTCAGCGTACAGTTCGACATACGCCCTCCCCGCTCGTACAGCCCCGGCCTTGCCCGCCATGTCTTTTATCTCCTTTCAAACCTTCCGATAAACGACTCTCGAAATTCCGGCATCGTTTCCTTTGTGACCCGCACCGCGCCGCCGGTTCTCGATGCCTCTTTATAGGGGTTGAAGTCTTCGGGCTTATAGACCCGACTGGACTTCTTGGCTCTGTTCACATTGGCAAGCATCGCCAGCACACTGCTGGTTCGACCCCACTGGCTCTCCCCGCGGCCTTCGCTCATCCAAAGCAACTCCCGCAGCGTCAGGGGTTCTGGATCGACTCCGATTGATCCGGCAATCCAGTAAATTTGCTTCCAAATTCCGTCTCTACCGCGGCGGCCGGGTCGATCTGGCTGATTCTCAACTCCGCTGTCTTGACCGTCAAGTCGATCACTTCCACCTGCTTTTGCACCGCTGTGGCTCGATCCGTCCTGCCGCACTTCTGGAAAAAATCAATCAATTCCTGATAAAACGCCTCGCTTGCCTTGAACAATACCTCGCCGCCCAGCAACTCTCCAAAGTCTTCCTCGGAGACCCCAAACCCGTCGGCCTGTTTTTTGCAGAGAACATAAAGAATGTTGCAAAGCAGGATCACATCCGTTGCAATCCTCGTCAAAAGCGGGGGGTCGCCGCCTTCCGGCTCCAGCAAACTGACGTTTAGAATATCCCTCACCCGTTTGGCCGACCCAACCGTCAGCGACAACTCCCACTTTCGATTCTGTCTGTCTGTAAACACCTTCATTGTTCTGTTATCCTTTCGCCATGGGCCTCTGTTCTGTGTACCGCTCGCTTACGATCCGCCCGATCCCGACGAGCCTGCCGAATACCACTTGCCCCAGGCCGACAACTTGGCCGTCACATCCACCACAATCGCCTCCTCCAGCGCCTCGCTTCGGCTGAAGTTGGTGATGGAAAAATTCCCGCACGGCCCTTCGGCGCCCGACTGGGCCGGATCGTCGGAAAGAAAGGCCATCGAAATTTCGCTGCCGCTTATCCACGCGTTTTTTATCGCTTCAAAACCGGCGTCGTTTGGCTTCCAGACCATCTGGAAATCCACCGAGCACTCCCGCAGCGTCGCCGCCGTCGCGCGCCAGCCCTGATTGGCGCGTGTGGTCACATCCGCTTCCCCTGTCTGGTGATTGATCGTCACGTCCCGCACGTTGGACAGCTCGGTCATCCCGCCGGCCGAGGCCGGATTGAGGGTCGAGGGATCGGCCAGGGCGGGGGTCTGGTACTTGATGACCGCTTCCATCCCTAATTTATAGGTAGTTGCCATGAGTGTGTCTCCTGTCAGTGAGTAATGCTGTTGCGCCACAGATGCGGCAGTTGGGTTTTGACCTTTTCAAAGTCCGGATTCATATAAGGTCTGGCGGCGATCTGGATCTTCTTTTTGTCTTTCCCGATCTCCAGTAAAGTCCTGCCGCCGTATTCGAGGATCTCCGGGGCAGATCCCTTCTTGGCCTGGAGTTTAGCCGGGCCGATAATCACGGATTTGCGGGCGTCCTCATACGCATAAAAGAGATAGCGCCTCAACAGGCCGGTGTGACTGGAGGGCGGCTGGCCGGGCGGGGAGGGCCTCTTGCGCTTGCGGATGGACCAGCGGGCCCGCTGGCGGACCAGGGCGCCAAACCGGGACAAGACCTTGCGGGCGCCTTTGTCCAGGGCCTTCTGAACGAGCGGGCGGTCAAAGAACAACTGTTTGAGCTGGACCAATGCGATCATAGGGACAAGTAGAGCAGCTGATATTTCTTCAGGTTTGTGTCAAAAGCGCAGATGTTTTGCAGGCAGGCCATCGATCTTAAAAGCCGCGGCAGACGGCAGCCCCGCTCGCCCAGAAAGCCCTTTTCGCTATCCCACATCGAGTCGATCAAGGCCCGCTGGGGCGGCGTGAAGGCCTGCTCTTTTTCTTCAGGGGCATAAAAGCCCCCATACCGGGCGCAGTGGTGACATCCGCAGTGGAGGTAATTGGCGCCGCAGGTGCGGCCGCAGTCCGGCTCCAGGGCCAGCGTCTCTCGCACGGCCTGAGCCGACGCCTTATCCAGCGCCGCCTGCCGCTTGTTGAGCAGGACCTGCCGGGCGGGCAGGACCGCCTGGACGCCGCTGTCAAAGGTCAGGATCTGATTGCCGTGTTCATCGGTCTGGACTGTCATATCACCCCCGGCAGGGAAATAAGGTGGCCGAATAGGTTCGCGGTTGAGCCGTTAGAAAGCCGGTCGCGGCGCCGGTATTCATGTACACAAAATTAGAGGATGGCGAGTTCGCAACGGCCGTACTGGACCACCAGTAATCCATCAGACAGGACAAATAACACTTCGGGGTAAAGACTGAATAACATTTCTTGCCGGGATAAGTGGCCGTCGATGAAAAATCGATGATGCTCAGCAGTTCATGGATATTGGGAACCCGCCAGTCGTTGTATCCCCCAAAGCCAGCGGCATTCAAGGCGTCCAGAACAGTTAGACACGTGGTATAACTGCTGCGCTGAAAGCGGGTGTCGATCAAAAACAGATCCACTTCCGACTGGGGCCAGATCAGCCCGCTGGCCCGGTCCAGGACGATGGCCTGGCCGTTGTAGGTCTTCTGGATAAACCGTGGATTGCCGGACCAGCCCTTTTTCAGATCCCCGTCATCCCCGTCTTCATAACGGGCGGTCTGACCGGTCTTGATCAATTGATTTTGCTGGGTTTGCAGCCGAATGAAAGGCATCACCAGGTCCCTCCGATGACGGTCAGTTTATCTCCCACGCTTCCCTTGACCTGGATGTCGGCCAGGTTGACCCGTTCCAGTCGATGCCACTCGCCGGGCGCTAAAGGCACTTCCTGGCCGCTGTCGCCCTGCAGATACGCCATATCGCTATTGCCTGGCGGGGCGGTAATCGTAATCGTGCCCACCGTCCTGACCGAAGACAGGGGCAAAAAGGCCGCGGTAAGGTCGATCACTCGGGCAATCAGATTGTTCATAGCAGGATCCCCCCAATCCATCCGGAACAGATCTTATTGAAGAGCAGACCAAACAGGATGATAGCAAGTGTACGCATAGGAATTCTCCTTACATGACCTTATAGGCGACGGTGACCACGCTGGTAAAGACCTTGTATTCGGCCAGATGCTTCATCGAATAGATGGGTTTGATCTCGGTCTTGAGCGCCGCTGCGTGTTTGCCCGGCTCATACTCAAGCAAGGTCCCATCCAGGAACAGGGCGATCTCCAGGACCAGATCCATCAGGGACTTGATGGCTGTATCGATGTCCTCGGCAGGCAATTTCCGCTGGACCGCGATGTCGATTTCATACTGGCCGCCGCAAAGCCGGCGAGCGGCTTTCTCCAGCGCCAGCGAAACCGGCACAACCGTGACCTTCAAATCCCCCAGATCCGTCAGATCCAACAGGGGCCAGAGCAGGACCTGGCTCTGAAAGGGGATGCTGAAACTGGCCCCATTGAGCGTTCTGGCTGCCGCATCCGCCATTTGTTTCGGATTGACCAGAGACATCGTTTCCCTTTATGGAGAGGGTTTCTTAGCGGCCTGCTGGGACCAAATCAGCTGATCGATCTTCTCCTCGATCCGGGACTGGGACGACTCGATTCGGCGGAACTGCTCCCGCTGGTTTTCCAGATGGACCTGAAAGGCGCTTTTGTCGACCTTGCGGCTCTCCAGGGAGCCGAAGGCAAACAGCAGGATCGTCGTGGCCAGCCCCAGGACGGTCAGCGTCAGCTTTTGCCCGTTGATTTCTCTCTTGCCGGTCATACAGCCCTCCTCAGGCGATCTTCTTGGTGTGGATTCGATAGGTCGTCTGGTACGGGTCGCTGTAACGCCAGCACCCAGCCCCCGGCAGGTCCAGGACCTCAAAGGTTCCCTGGCCTTCTACCAGGATCCGGTCGCCGGACTGTGGGCGGATCGGAGATCCCTGAATCGCCAACTCGCACGCGGAGATCAAAAAATCAACGACCTCGGCGCCGACGGTAATGCCTTCAGAGGCCTCCACTTGGTAAGCGGTCTTTCCTAAGGTCGCTAACACAACTACTGAATCGGCGCCTCGTTTATAGGCGACCTCCTGGGCCATGTGCCCACGTCGCTTGGATTCCAGGAACTGCAAGGCTTCTTGAAGCAGATTTCCCATCGAAACCTCCAGGGCTACGGATCCAGTTTGATTCGCACCGTGGTGTCGCTGTCGGCGGCGGCCCGGATGCATTTACCCAGTTTCTTATTCGCTCCAGACTCTGAGTCCGTCTTGGCCTGCTGATCGGCCGCATCCCAGTAACAGATCGCGCCGGCGGCAATCCCGGCACCGGCGCCGGCGGCCTTGGGGAAGTCAAAGACCCCCTCAATCGCCAGGGCCCCCAGGCTATTAGCCGGGATGTCGATCTTGGCAATGCCGATCAAATCCTCCTGCACTATCACCGCCCCGGCCGTCACGGCCGAATGGGGCGTATAGTCAATACTGATTCCATCCTGAACAAATCGTGCACCCATCATCGGTCTCCTGCACTAAGGTTGATTGTTGCTTACGCCTCGCCCTTGATCTTCACCGCTCCGCGGAAGTCCTCGTGACTCCCCTTACTACAAAAATCCTGGGTGAAGAATCCATAGACCTCTTTGGGCAGGTACAATACGCCCTGTTTGGCGTAAGGGTCGATTTCGATGCGGTGGACATAGGCATGCACCAGGCTCCGCGCTTCCACGGAGGCGGTGGGTGCGGCGATGAGTTGGTCGATGGCCGATAGTTTATCAAACGCCCAATCCCGCAGTTGGGACGGACGGAATGAGACGATGGCGGCGGGTTTAGCGGTCCCGAGTTTGTCCTGGAGCTGGTCGCGGCGGCGTTTCAATTCGGCCAGGATGGTTTTCAGTTCCTCCAGCCCCTCGAAGGCCGGGTCGGCCAGCATGGCAAGTGTGGCTTTGATGCGGCGATGGGTGGCCTCCAGGTCCTTCTGGATGCCCGAAGTATCATCGGGCGTTTCCTTTCCCGACAGCACCCGTTTTACGAAGGCGTCGACGGCCTGCTTTGCGCTATTATGGTCGCCCAGGATGGCTCGCTTGATTTGCTGCAAGACCCACAAATCCAAGGGTTCCATCGGGACATTGGTCAGTTTGCACAGGGCTTTGCCCCCTCGGGCATACCCAGAATCCGTATAGTAATAGTACTTTTTGCGAATGTCGTCCTGCCTATAATTCACATATTTCTTGAAAAAAGAATGGTTGCAATGGGAACAGATAATCAATCCCGACAACAAGGCTCGGTCGGTGGATTTGGCCTTGCCGCCCATGTAACTGCGCCGGGACCGGGCCTGCTGGGCCTTTTCAAAATCCTCGGGCGATACCAGCGGCTGGTGAACCCCCTCGACCAGATACCAGTCTTCCTTGGGATTGGTGGTGGATGTATAATTGCGTTTGGGGCGCAGGTTGCCTTCGCCATCGACCCCATGGAAACGGCCGCAAGTGCGTCGGTTCCAAACGAGAGCCCCTTTATAGACAGGGTTTTCCAATACCCCCCGAATCTGTCGGCTGACCCATTTGACCCCGGTATAACTGGCAATTCCATCCTCATTGAGCCGGGCGGCGATATGATGGCCGCCATAGCCAGCCAGGTACAATCGGAAAATCCGCCGGATGGTCTCCACCCGTTCCGGCGTGCTGGGCACGAGCCGGACAATATCGCTTTTGGCCTTTTTGATGGTTTCATTCTTTTCCAAAATGCGCACCAACTTGCCGTCCGGCCCAACCTCCTGCTTGCG